GATCGACTTTGGCCGCCGAGGACGCCTTGAAGCCGAGCAGGTTGAGCGAGCGCAGGATTTCCCAGTTCGAGGTGCCCATCACGTTACGCTTGCGGCTGACTTGACGGATGACGGCGGCGGCTTCGGCGGTGTCGACGCCCGCGATGATCGAGAGCGCGGCCGGGCCGCAGAAGCGGTTGTGGCCCTTGGCAGCGCGCTTGACGGGCTTGAGAGTGGCGGTAGGCATTGGTAAGTCTCCTTCGTTGCTGATGCACCCTTTTAAGCGATTGCTTACAGGATGTCAAGCGGCATCTGCGTGTCACTACCAGCCCCACTTCTCGAGGCAGATCGGCCCGATCGAGCGGGCGATGCTCTCGGCCGCCGTAAGCTCGCGACCGCAGCAGGCGCACTGGCCGGTGCGCTGGCCGTAGGCCTCCGCTGCCGCTGCCGGGTCGGCGCATGCGGCGACGATGCGGGCCTCGACAGCGTCGTCACAGTCGCGGCTGCGGGTGAACCGGCCGTCGGCGATCTTGCCGAGGTAGGTCTCGCCGTCCTTGACGTACACGGAGCCGGCGTTGCTGCCGGTGGCCGGTGCCAGCGAGAAGGTGAACGTGTCGAGGCGCAGCTTCGGGAACTTGAGGCCAGCGTCCTTGGCAGATGCAAAGGCGTCTGCGATGCGGCTGATCTCGACGACGGCCTTGTTGGCGTCGCGATCGGCACGCTCGGCGGTCCACTGGGCCTTGCGCGCGGCGCTCTTGGCGGCGGCGTTGCGGACGGCGGCCTCCTGACGCTCGGTCAGGCTGCCGTACTTGACCAGCGCGGCCAGCATGTCGGCGTGGAAGGTGAAGTCGCCGGTGACCGGCTGGCGGAGCCACTCGGCCTCGACCGGGTTGGCCTCGAGCCACGCGCTGGCCTGCTCGGCAACTGCGGCGGCGGCCTTCGCCTTGCGGGCGTCGGCGGCGTCGCGAGCCTTGGCGCGGTCGTCGTTGCTGGTCTTGAAGAACTGCGTGCCCTTACCCTTGCACTTGAAGCAGTCGCCGACGACGCGGCCGCTGTAGCTGCGAAAAACACCGCTGCCACGGCAGGCCGGGCAGGTTTCTTCGAAGCGGCGCGTGTTGGCGACCTGCGCGTCGGCAAGCACGGTGTCGTACGTTGCGGGCGCGGCAACAGAGGAGTTGCTGACGGGTGCGAGGCCGAAGATGTCAAAGATGTCATCGTTCAGGTCGTCGTGCTGGCAGGTGGCTGAGTTGCACATGGGGTGTCTCCGTTGCTGATGCACCCTTTTAAGCGGGTGCTTACACGGCGTCAAGAGACTTTTTTCGTACCTCGTCGATTATTCCGTCGATCTGCGCCACCTCGTTCAGCACGTACACGGCCCAACCGTCGGCGCGCAGGCGGCTGATCTCCCGCCCCTGCGGGCTGCGCCAGTCCACGCCCTCGCCGGGGCGCTTGATCTCGACAAAGGCGGCGCGTGGCCCGGGCCACCAGATCAGCCGATCGGGCGCGCCGTTGCGGCACAGCCAGCGCACCTTGCGCGTCTGCCCGTGCGCCGCCTTCACGCGCCTCTTCAGCTCCGCCTCGATCTGGCTCTCACGCATGCGTCAGCCGCCGGCCCATCGACCAGTTGGCGACGACGCGCACCTCGGCGTTCGGCACGCACCATATCTCGCCGCTGTCGTCGAGCGCCACGACCCACAGCAGGCTGTGCTCCATGCCGTAGTCGATGACGGCGAGGGCGAGGCCGTCGCCCTTGCTCGTCGACATCGGGATGGCTGGGTCAAGCTGCGTGAACATAAGTCACTGATATACCTCATTCTTTTCTATAACGGTGTGTCTCGAAGCCGGCGGCGCGCAGGGGCAGCCCGGCGGCCCACGACGGGTTCGTGGCCATGAGCGCCGACAGCCGATCAACGCTGTACGCCTCCGTGTCTGGCGTCTCGGTGATCAGCTCGTCGTGTACGCGGATGCAGACGGGATACCCGGCAGCCTCGGCGTTGCGCATGCCGACCATGAACACGTCGCGCGCCACGGCCTGCACGATATTCTCGACCAGCTTGCCGCCGTACGTCTCCAGCGTCTCCCACTTCTTCGTGAACTGGTTGACGCCGCTGTGCGTCAGCCGCCCGTCGTCATTGACGGCCGCGTCCGGGTACGACAGGTATCGCCCGGACGGCAACTTGATGCGCAGCCACTTGTCCTTCATGCCCACGCTCAGTGCGCCGACGGGGAACTCCTCCAGCGGCTTGTCGATGGCGGCACGCGCCGCACGCTCCACGGCGTGCCACAGCGCCACCGTCTTCGGATGCGCCTTGCGCCACGACGTCACCAGCGTCTGGATGGCGTCGTCCTTCAGCGCGTCCACGGCCGCGCCGCCCATGGTGCGGTACGCGCCGACACCGCCGCCGTAGCCCCCGGCGAGTTCCATGACCTTGCCGTACTGGCGCATCGTGCCGTCGCCGGTCTTCTTGTTCTCGACGACGACATCGGCCTCGACGCCGAACGCCTTGCTGTACGCAACGACGTACAGGTCGTGTCCCTCGCCCCGGTCGAAGGCGTAGAATGCGTCGACCTTCCACTGCTCGCCGGCGAGCCACGCCAAGACGCGACCCTCAATGTTCGACAAGTCGGAGATCACCAGCTTCTTGCCCGGCTCGGCAATGAGGCAGCCGCGCACGGCGCCCGTGCAGAGTTCCGACACGTTGTCAATCAGCAGGTCTTCGCAGTCCAGCTTCATGGCCGCGATGCCGCTCTCGATGTAATCTGGCTTGAGGAACGTGCGGGGCAGGTTCTGCGGCTGGAACAGGCGACCGGCGTCGCGTCCGGTGCGCGACGCGCCGCAGAACTGGATGATGCCGCGCAAGCGACCGTCGCTGCTGGCCGCGTTGATGATGACGCCGTATTTGGCCGGCGACGTAGCCGCTGCCTGCTGCCTGATCTCCAGCAGCTCACGCGCCTCGGGGTGCAGGTCTTTGCGTTGCAGCACACCTGCGACGGTGGCCTTGGTCAGGTCGGCAATGTCAAGGTGCAGCACGCCGCGCAGGTAGTCGAGCAACTTGGCGCGCTGTGTCAGGCTGCCGACGGCGCCGTTCGTCAGACGTCCGCTGCGAACTGCCAGAGATCGCGAAGTTCGCTCGAAAGCTCTAAGTGCAGCTCGGGCGAGACCGACGTCAACGGCGATACCACCGTCGTTAATCCTCTGGTCGAGCCGCCACAGCTCCCGCTCACCCACACTGTTATTCCAGCGTGGGAGGCGTCGGCGTACGTCTCGCATCGCGTCCACATCCAGCCGGGCGTACTCGACGAAGGCGGCCCACTCGGCGGGGTGTGTGTCACGATCAGCCCTTCTCAGTTTGACGTTCTTCCCTCGCGGCTTGCAGAACAACTGTATCAGCTTCCTGCCGGCCTTGTCTTTAGCGATGTCACTGGGCACGTCGAGGACGTCGCACAGGGCGCCCAGAGACGCCGGCAGGCTGTGCTGCAGCGCAAGGACCATCGTATCCTCGATCTTCTCTACGGGGATCGTGACGCCGCAGTGGCGCAGCACCGTGCGGTCGAAGTGGCTGTTGTGTATGACGACGGTGTCGGCGTCGTTGATCAGGCGCTGCAAGTCCGATCGCCAGTCTGGCCGGTCCTGCGTGTCCCACACGTCCACGGGCGCGTCGTCGACGGCGACGGCCACCAGCAGCACCTCGGCCCTCTCGGCGTAGGCGTGCGTGCCGTGCGTAATCGGCACTTCGCTGAAGGTTTCAAGGTCGAGGTGTAGGGTTGTCAAGAGAGTTGTCCCACTCTGTTCAGGAGAGACGCGCCGCAAGTTATCAGCAACAGGCGGGGACACGCCCGGCGGCGCGGCTCACCAGAACAGAGTGGCGGCAGCCGGGCTTCCTCCCGGCCACCACCACTCCGCCTATAGCGTTAAATTAAATCGAGGCCAATAGCCCTCGCGTACGTCTCAAGCAGCGCCTGCTGCTCCGCACGCGCGTCGGGGTCGAGTTTGCGCAGGGCGATGAGCCTGCGCATCGTCTTGGTGTCCCAGCCGTTGCCCTTGGCCTCGGCGTAGACGTCACGGATGTCGTCGGAGATGCCCTTCTTCTCCTCCTCGAGACGCTCGATGCGCTCGAGGAAGAGGCGAAGATCCTCCGCCGCCCGGTTGTGGTCGGCGTCGATCATCAGAACAGGTCTGACACGTCGATCGGGGCCTTGGTCAGGCCGGCAAAGTCGTCCGCCGTGGCCATCGCAGAGCCGCCGCCAAATGCCTCACCGTCGGCCGCAAACATGACGCCGAGGATGGCGCAGGAGATGCGGTTGCCGTCGTCGCGCAGGAGCGGGTACAGCTCCACCTTCACGTGCGCGTAGCAGCCGCTGTAAATCTTGCGGCTGATCTCGGACGCCGACAACTGGCGGCCGAACTCGTCGTAGCACGCCGGCGGCTTGTCGCCCGGCGAGCTGGCACCGAGGGAGTACATGCCCTCGAAGCCCTTGTAGATGTCGCCCTTCAGGTTGCGGTAGTCCTTCTTCAGGTACGCGACGCGGCCCTTGTCGTACAGCATGTCGAGGACGGCACCGGCCTTGTCCTTCCACTGCGTGATTGCGACTTCGACGATGGCATCGTTGATGGCCTTGGCGTCCGCGTCGGTCGGCGGGACGATGATACGCATGCCGTATACGGGCTTGCCGCCGTTGATCGAGCGCGGCTCGGCGAGGTCGACGAAGCCCAGACGCTTGTTCTTGAGCATCAGAGTGACGGCGCGGCGAGTTTCAGTTGTCATTTTTCAGATCTCCAGTTGTCAGTTGAGAAGGGCGCGGAACTCGTCCGCGACCGACGCGATGGCCAATGCTGGCCGGGTATCCGTGGCGGGTGCCACAGATGGCTTGCCCTCTCCGCGCGTGATCAGGTCTTGGACCCGTGCCCACCGCTTCGGGGTATCTTTGAGGAGCTTCTCGGCCGCCGTCGGGCTGATCAGCACCTGCTCGTACATGTCGTCGTCGCGCAGACGGAACGACCTCTTCAAGATCTGCTCGACCTCGCTTGGGTCGCTCCACGCGCGGTTGCCCTTGCGCCCGGCGACCAGCTTGTAGCCCTCGACGGGCGTGCCTGCAAGCAGGCGACGCTCGACCTCGGCGCGGATGCCCTTGCACCACTGCTCAACCAACTCGACACGCGACATGGCCGTCGACAGCCCGTCCTCGGCCAGCGCCGGCAGGAACTCGGCAAAGTCCGCGACAGTCGCCACGCCGGCCGTGGCCAGCGAGACGTTGTCGTTCAGGGCCGGGCAGACGGCCTTGGCCTTGCAGAAGCGGCACTGCTTCTCGCCGGCCTCGAGGCGGGGTGCCTCGTGGTGCAGCACCTCGACGGCAGACAGACGGGCGTCCTCGCCGAAGGCGCGCAGCACCTCGACGGGTACCGTCCACTCGCTGACGTAGTTCAGGCGCGGCTGGTGGATCACCATCGTGACCACCGCAAAGTCGGCCAGAATGCCAAAGTCGTTCAGCGCGCCGAGGGCGTACAGTTGCAGCTGCTCGTTCTCGGTCGCGTCGACCTTGACGCCCATGCCGTATTTCAGGTCGATCACGATCAGCTCGTCGCCCTTGATGATGATGGCGTCGGACGTGCCGAAACTCTCCGGGACGTCGATCACCGGGCTAAAGTCGACGCGCTTCTCGACGAGGAGCATGCCACCCTCGGCGTACTCCCACACGAGGCGGACGTAATCGATCACGAATGCCGCCATCTCCTTAGTGACGGTGAAATTGAACCCGTCCACCTCGTGGACCTCGCCGATCCGGTGATACGGGTGCAAGCCACTTCCGCCGAGATGTTCGCTGGCCAGCGTGTGCGCCAGCGTGCCCTCCGCCGAGAAGCGGTTGCTGTTGTCCGGGAACGGTGCCTCGAGGGCGACGCTGCCGGGGCAACGCATCCAGCGGTGCGCCCCCGACGGCGACAGTTTCGCGTGTGCGCTCATGCGTTGATAACCGCGTCGAGGAGGGCCACCAGTTCGCCGTGATGCTCCGGTGGGACGTGTGACGCGCGCTCGACACCGAACTGCGACAACAGCTCGAGCATGGCGTCACGGCCGCGCAGGGCAACGTAGGCAAGGACGCGGGGCGCGATGTCGACGACAGGGTCGTACACGACGACGGCGGGCGCGACAGGCTCCGCCACAAGTGCGACAGGTTCCGCAACAGGCTCTGGTGCCGGATCGAGGGCCGGCTCAACGGTGAGCGTGAACGGCGGCACCTCGTGCAGCACGGCGGCCTTTTTCGGCGTCTTGCTGGCGTGGTGCACGATCACAGGCACATGCTGTGTCTGCAACTGTACGGCCAGTGCGGAGACGCGCCCGGCCAGTTCGGCGAGGCTGTCTGCGGTTATCTCGATGCGGTATGTCATGCGTCGTCTCCATATGCGGGGGTGTTGCTGCGTGCCTCTTCAAGGCGCTCTGCCAGCACGATTGCCAGCTCGCTGTCGGCTGTCGCGAGTTCCATAAGCTCGCGATCAGTGAGCGTGCGCAGGTAGTTGCGGTCATTCATCATCGTCGTCCTCCTCTTCATCTTCGTATTCTTCGTCGTCCGTTTCTGGTTCGTCAGGCAGGGCCTCCCACTTGGCCTCGCGCTCGGCGAGGATGCGGTCGCGCTCGGCCTGCGGCAGCGCCTTCCACGCGGCGTCTTCGGCGGCCATCAGCTTGCGCTCTTCCTGAACGCGGCGCTCTTCTTCTTCGCGGAACAATTCCCAGATGTCAGTCATGTCAAAAGTTCCACGGGGTTGCGTTGTACTGTGCGGCCACGGCACGCGCGGCGCGCTTCCCGTCAACCTGATGCTCGGCGAGCTGAACGCGGTGACCTGCGTCGATGATCTCGATGCAGACGACGGCGCGGCCCTTGCCGAGCTTGTAATAGTTTGCGGCTTTCGTCATTTCGGGTGTCCCTCCCTGTTGCTGATACGGTCTTGTAAGCGGGTGCTTTTGGCCTGTCAACCGCCTACATGCAAATAATTACACGCCCTCTCTCGATGCTGATCGGAGCCTCTTTCCGCTTGGCGAGTGAGATAATCGCGCGCTGCACGGACTGGCGTCGGATGTCGCGCTTGCCTGCCTCCGGCACTGCCAGAGCGGCGACGCACTGGTCCGTGAGGATGCCCAGCGCCACGTCAGGCGCCGTGCGGTGGTGCAGCTCAATCATCTCGAGGACGTGACGCTCGGTGTTGCCGTAGCGCACGACCTCCTTGCGATCGCCGGTGACGGCCGCCTGCGGCAGGTCAGCCTCCACGGCCACGCAGGACGTGATGGTGTCGCCGTCGCTGTCAAAGCCGACCTCGACTACCGCCAGCTTGAAGCCCCAACGCAAACCGTCCTCGCCGTCCTTCATCTTGTCAAGGCGCAACTCGCGGCTGCCGTTCTCGTGGCGCGTGACCTCCATCTGTCCGTCCATGGCGGCGCGGAAGCCGGACCAGCCGCGTGCCCCCTTCGACAAGTCCTTGCCGGCGTGATGCACGGCCACGACCAGAGCGACGATGGCCTCGGCAATGAGGCGCATGCTGGCCAGCACGCGGCCCATGTCCTCGCTGGTGTTCTCGTTGGCGCCGGGCGAGACCTGCGCGACCGTGTCGACGAACACGGCGACGACGCCGCCCAGCGCCTTGATCTCGGCGATGACCTCGGCGACGTCCATCTCCTCAAGGAAGTTCGGCGCGGCCGTGATGATGTGCAGGTCGACATTGCGCAGGTCGATGCCGTGGTGGCGTGCATAGGCCTCGCCGCGCTTGCCGATGCCCGTGCCGCCCTCGGCGGCGATGATCACGACGCGGCCGCGCTCGACGCGGTGTCCGCGCCACGGGTGACCCAAGGCAATGGCAAAGGCAAGGTCGAGGGCGATGAACGTCTTGCCGCTCCCGCTGGCTCCGTAGATCGAGTACAGCTGCCCGGCGGGCATGACGCCTTTCACGAGCCACTTGCCCGGCGGAAGCTGCGACAGGTCGAAAATTGGCACGGGGCCAAAGCGGCCAACGGATTTGGCTGGGCGATCGGCGATGATCTGCTCGGCGACGGCCAGTATCTGCTCCGGCGTCGTCGTGGGCGAGACGCGCCCGGCGTCCTTGGCCATCTTGATGACCGACGCCATGGTCACCTGCGGGCGGCCCGGTGCCTGCCGGCGCGTGAAGCTGTCCCACTGCGTGCGCAGAGCCTCCGTGCTGGGGTAGGTGCCCCCGCCGGCCGACCAGTCGTCCCAGATGTCGAAGCCGGTGTCGTCGCCGCCACTCTCGTGGTGCAGGGCCATGCCGACGCGGATCCAGTCGTCGCGGCCCATGTCCGGGTCGAGGGCGTTGACCAGCTCGGTCATGCGCTCGACGGTGAGATTGAGGCGAGGCTCTCTGCCGATCGTGAAGTCGTCGTCGAGGACGGCGGGCGCCGTGTTGGCGCTGAAACGCTTGGCGCACAGTGGCGCGACCTTGGCGTCGAGGTTGCTTATCGTGTCGTGCAGGCCCGTGACGTCGACCTCAAACAGGGTGTTGCCGGTGAATGTCAGGAAACCTGTGTCGCTAAAAGTTTCGAAACCGAACTCGTTGCCGCGCGACTGCGACTTGCGATCTCCGTAGTTGCCGCGCACGAAGGCGTGGATGCCCTTGCCGCTCGGGCTGTATTCCGAATACGTGTAGTGCGCGATGGCCGCGACCTCGGGCGGCAGTTCCCCGCCCGGGCCGACGCAGTTATCGAAGTCGAGGACGGAGAAGCCCCACTCGGGCATCATCGCCAGCCCGACACCGTTCATGCCGCGACGCGCGGCGGCTGCCTTGGCTGCGGCAAACGTCGTCAGCTTGGCGCGATCCTCGGGTGACCCCTGACGGCCGTGGCGGCGCCCGCCGTCGACGTAGTACGGCACCTTGAGCGGCTTGTCCGCGCCGTCCGGCGTCTCCAGACGATACAGGAGCCAGCCCTGCAACATGCGCAGTTCTGTCGGAGCCTCGATTGCCGAGTGCTGCGCCGCGATCGGTAGTATCTGTGGCACGGGCTGTCCCTCCTCGTCCACGGGATTACTGTGCTGCGGCTTGGATGATCGCGCGCAGTTCCGGCTTCATCAGCTCAACGCGCGGGATGGCGTAGAGATCCTCAATCTCGAGGGCGCGTGCCGGCGGCACCCAGCCACGACGCACCCACTGGCAGACGGCCTGCACTGTCACGCCCAGCGTTTTGGCGAAGGCGGCGCGGCTCCCGGCACGCTCAATGGCGCGTTCGATGGCATTCATGCTGTCGTCCTCTGTTCTATGCTGATGGGCGGCACCGTAGAGGGTGCCGCCGGTGTGCGCAAGCCCCTGCTTAACGTGTGTCAATCCCGGCAGGCTGGCTGACGCTGTTCCACGCCAGCATGCGCTCGCGCCAGCCTGTCAACCACCCTTTGACATAGTCGGGGCTGCTGTTGGCGTTGTTGCGCCCGGCGAGGGCGTCTTGGTAGCCTTGGCTGACAGTCATCGTGGGGTCTCCGTCACGGTGGTGAAACTGCTGATCGGTATATGCACTACGCGCTCGACATCGCGGCTGTCGCCTCGGTCATAGCGTCCTCCGGTACCCAGCGTGTGCTCGACAGGCACCTGAACGGTGCCAAGCGCATCCGTCCACTGCACCGCCAGCAGGACGTCGGCGCCCCTCGCGTGGATGGCGCAGAGCGCATTGTATTTTTGCTCACTCAGCATGTAGGTGGAGTATTTCTCGCGCGTGTTGTGGCGCACCTTGATCTCGACGACGTAGGGGCGCGGCTGGCGGCGGAACACGGCGTCGTATCGCGCGAACGGATCTTTGGGCGCGGTGGCCGTCAGGCCGAAGGCGCGTTCCAGTTTGGCGATGACGGTCGCCTGATTGCTGCGATCCGCATCGCTCTCGTAGACGGGCCTACTCACGCCTCGATCCCACGTGCCCGGCAACTCTGCGCCAGATGGTGGGGTGCCAGTCCGCGCGCACCGGACACGCTCTCGTACTCTCGGCACATGCGCTGCACTTCGCTCTCGGCGGCCTTGAACGCGCGCTTGGCGGCGTCCATGGCGGCCAGAGCGGCCGCGCTGCGGTGCAGTATCTCAACTTCGCGTGTCATGCCTTGATCTCCCTGCGGTAGGGCAACGGGGACAACCCCCGTGCCGCCAGCCCCTTCACGATGGCCTTCTCTAGGTCGCGCGTGGCGCGCCTGACGCCCTCGTCGGACATACTGCCGCCCGCTCCAAACACACCGATCGAGATGGCCGCGTTGCTCTGTATCTCGCGTTTCACGACGACGTCTGCCGGGCGCAGGTGGGGGTCGACGAGGAAGCTGTCTCGGCGATCGCGGACCCAGTCGCGCACGGTGAACACCGAGATGCCGTTTTCCACGGCCAACTCTCGCATCGTCTGCCTCCCGGTGAGGTATGCGTCGGCTACCCAAATGCGGTGAGACTGTTGCGCCTCGCCCTTGGCGGTACGGCTCTGCATGCGGCGCCCGTGCTTGAGCGCGGCCGGTTTCTCTGCGCCGATCACGATGTCTTTGGCTTTCGCCTTGCGGCGTTTCGCTTTCCCCGGTGAAACAGGAACTCGATCGTCTGTTGCGTCTCCTCGAGGCGCTTCAACTCCCGCTGCTCGCCGGGGGTCATATATGTCTGCGCTTTGATCTGTCGCAATTGCAGGATGCGAGGCAACCCCGGCGTCCTGAATAGCGGGTCGATCTTGTAGTCCATTATCCGTTTCGCCATGTGTCTTACTCATTGGGGGTTTCCTGTTTTTGTGCTGCAAGAATGGCGTTGTAAGTGGCGTAGATGTCGCGGACGGCGGCGGAGGCGGCGCGCGCGGCGTCGGCGGCGATGGCTGCGGCATCGTATGCGTCGAGGACTGCGTCGCGCGCGACACCTGCGGCGTGGTGGGCTGCGAGTGCGGCATCCCGTGCAACTTTCAGTTTTTCCAGATCAGTCATTGTTCTTCTCCTGTTCTTGCGCTGCGAGAATGGCGAGGTAGGTAACGGAGGCGGCGCGGGCGGCGTCGAAGGCGTCAAGGGCGGCGTCAAGGGCGGCGTCGCGGTCGGCGTATACAACGGCGTCGAAGGCGTTGAGGGCGGCGCATACGGCGGCGTCCCGGTCGGCCTTCAGTCTCTCAATCTCAGTCATCGGTCTGCTCCTGTTCTTGCGCTGCGAGGTGTTCGCCACCAAGGCGGCGCTGATGGCGCTGCAAGGGCGGCGAGGTAGGCGGCAATGGCGGCGTCCCGGTCAGCATTGGCGGCGTCTACGGCGGCGTTGAAAGCGTCTCGGGCGGCGTCGAAAGCGTCTCGGGCGGCGTCAAGGGCGGCGTTTCGGTCGTCGTATGCGGCGTCGAGTTCGGCCTTCAATTTCTCGATCTTAGTCATTGGTCGGTCTCCTCATCGATACGGCAGCATGGGCAGCGCCCACGGTGCGAGGGTGATGGCGAACGCCAGCAGGATAGCCGCCAGCAGCACGATGGACTGCCGATAGCTCAGGTGGCGCTTGCCGTGGCGCTCGGGGTCTACCATGTCAGCATCCAGCCGGCGATCATCGTGGCGGTCAGCAAGAGCCACGCGCAGGCCATCATGCCGGCCAGCCGCTGTGCCATGCGCTGCTGGCGCCTCTGGCGCACCAGCAGCTCCGTGAGGGTGTGGTGGGTCACGATGCGACCTCCTCGGCGGCTATGCGGGCCTCGCAGCGGGCGAAGCGGGCCTCGGCATCTGCGAGGGTCTTGCGGCGCGCCGCGAGCTTGCTGGTGTTCCACCGATCTGGGGCAGCTTCCATTTCGGCAAGGTCGCGAGCCACCTTCTGCTGGAGCTGCAAGATGTCGCCGTGGATGTTCTGGCGGTCGCGCTTGGCCGGGGTCATGCCGGGGCCGAAGGGCTTCTGGTAGGTGAAGGTCATGCTGCGTCTCCCTTGTTGCGGTTGATGGCGACTGCCTCGGCGTAAATCTGCTCCCGGAGCGAGTTGAGCGTCAAGAGGCGGTCGAAGTGCTCGCGCCGGTCTGCGTCGCAGCGGTCGGCGTTGCCGGGATAGTCGCGGCCGTGCGGCGTGACCTGCTTCAGGATGATGATGACGTTCGTCAGGGCGTCGAAGGCGGCGCGGCGCGGGTCGATGAGGTCGGCGGCGCTGGTGCCGTTGATGTTGAGGGTGGGGCTGATCGTCATGGTGTTGGTGTCCCTTCGTTGCTGATGGGGCGCTGCCCCGGGTGGTGTGCCTTCGTTGCTGCTTACTGGTGCTTGGCAGCTTCGAGCGCCCATTCCGCGTAATCTTCGCGGGGGTCGACGAAGGTGTCGAGCTGGGCGGCGGCATACTGGGCGTCCCAGTACGCGCGCTCTTTGGCGGCTTCGTCGGCGAGGTACTGCGAGTGGGCCAGATCCTGCTCGGCGGCAATTTCGTCGAACGACTTGATGATCTTCACGGGGCCGGTGTGGTCGCAGTCGCAACCAACGAAGGTGAGCTGGGCTTCGGTGCAGGTGCAGCGGGTGGTGTACATGGTGTTGGTGTCTCCCGTGTGGGCCGAAGCCCCGTTGCTGATGACCCCTTGTAAGCGGGTGCTTGATAGGTGTCAACAGCGCCGGCGACTATTATTTGTGATAGGGCATCACGTTGAACAGGAACTAGCGGTCGTAGGGCATGCCGTTGAACAGAACCTCGCGGCCGTCTGGCATGCGCAAATAGTCAGGCTCGCCCGCCCGCCAGACGACCTCGACGCCCAGCAGTGCCTCTCGCATCGGCCTGCCATAGTGCCCGCGATCCCAGCGGATCACCTGCATGACGCGCCGCATCTGCTTGCCCAGTATGCCAGTTATGCGGGT